GCAAAATTCCTTCTGGGTTTGCCCGCTGCCCTGCCAGGTTTCAATCAGGGCAAACATCGTCTGTTGTTTTTCTGCTTTGGCTGTCATCTCCATTTTGATTAGCTTTTGACAGCAAAGGTGCAGGCCCGCTATGGATTAGTAAAGATGTACTTGGGCGAAGGGATACTGAAAAATCGCTATCGAAAAGCAACTCTGCCTGTAAATCAATTTCATCAAGTGCAAAAACACCGTTCAAATTAATTATATAATCAATAAATCCTTCTGTTTGACCTGTATGTAAAATAAAACTGTTTGGATTTGATGTGTTAATTTCCGGTGATGGATCAACAATGATGTTGACACCATCGTGGTTTGTGTTAACTAACGACGTTGCGATTTTTGTACCCCCTATGTTGTCGATCCCGTTTTGTGCGCGTCTGATGTGTGGGCTGTCGCTTTGCAAAGTAAAATCTTCTCCTGCCGCATCGTTGAATTTTGGATTGCGATTTATGCACGTGGCTACTGCTGCATTCCATCCTGCTATTGTACCCGTGTATCCCACGCCGGTTAAGTTAGCTTCTGTTAGCCACATCGTTCCGGCTGGGTAGCCATTGTCTTGAGGCGTGCCTGTAAATTGATCTTGAATAGCAAAGTTATGTGCTTGTGCAACTATCAAACCTTGCACATTATTGTTTCTAAATGAATCTGGATTTAAGAAAAAGATATTCATTATTGAATTCCTATCAACATAATTGTTGCTATATAACAAGAATCCACGCTGCTGTGTGTGCAAAACTTGACAGGTTTCCGTTTTGAAAGTCTAAGATTACTTTTCCATCCCCAATGAGTGCGTATGGAGCAATTGCAGGGCCAAAAGATGGACATAAATAGTATCCGGCTCCAATAACACCTGGGCCAGTAAAAAATGTTGTTCCTGCAAATGGTGTACGTATTGGTTCATTGAGAGTACCGGGATTTGAATCGTGTCCTGTTTTTGATGTAAAAATTACAGGAGAAAAATTAAAAATACTACCCGTTTCTCTAAAATCATTAAAACTCATACATCAAATCGTTTAAGTGCATCCAGTTCAGGGATGCGGGCATCCAGTAACTCGTAAGGTGTTTTGCCAAGCGTGGTTAGCGCATCCCAGTAGTCGCGCTCGGCCATTTGGGTGGGGTAGCCTAATTGCACTAAGGCAGGGGGTACCGTCATTATCATGGTGTTATCGCCCACCAGCGGCATCAGGCGTGCGGCCACCGGCGCAGGCTCGGTGCGCGCGGCATCGGTAAAGTGCTTAACGGCCACCAACACCTGCACGCGGGTGGCATCTACATTCAATTGCAACAAGTCTACGCGGCGAAAAACGTCAGGCATAACCGGGTGGTTGCTGATGTTCCAGCTTCTAAAAATCGGTACAGTGGCCACATCGCCATGCTCATAAGTAATGTTGGCCACCGCAGCCCAACCATCGGCCGTGGTGGGATTGGCGTAGCTTATGTGCTCCAGCAGCACGCCACCGCTGTGCGCGTACCTGCGCGTAAGCGGCCGGAAGCCGCCGGGCACCGGCTCGTGGTGAATAACCACACCCTCTACTGAGGTAATGATGTCGGTAATTTCTTCCTTTGTCATTGCTGATAAATCCACCAGTAGTCCACCTTGCCGCTGGCGTTGTAAACAAAGTGCAGGGTCCTTTGTGCTTCATCCACACGCTTTACGCGCGCAAGCATCGTGTAGTCTGGCCCTACTTCGCTGGCCATGCGTTTCAGTAATTGCCGTATCTGCTCTTTTCTATCCATTGCCCAGACTGTAACCAATCTTAATTTTTTGCCGCCCGCCGGCCGATGAAAAATCTCCGTCAATTCCGGTAATGAGGTATCGGCCCTTCCGCTCAGGGTATTTCATGTCGTCTATTTCAGCGCCCATTCCAGGCTCACAAAATGGTTGAAGAAACGTTGTCATGCTTCCTTCATAGCCCCGGTTTACGATGCTCCGCTTCTGCTGTTCGGCTATTGCTTTTAATGAATCCGGGTCGCGCAACAAGGTGCCCAACTTAACCGATTGCCCATCCTTCTGTCCGAAGACCTCTACTGCCAGTGTTCCGTCTTTCTGTTTTCCACCTATCTCAACCCGCACGTCCGCTAACTCCTTGTTATCCTCAAAAGTGAGATCGTTGTCGTTAATCACGTTCCAGCCTAAGCTGAATTTTACGGTTTGTCGCGGCTGAATTGGCCGAAGCCCTACATATAGCGTATCGTGGTTAAAGTTAACGGTCAGCAGGCATTTCTGCTTAAACCACTCCAACACCTGCAGGCCGGAAATATTTTGAAAAGTAACTTTTTCGATGGGAACGTGCGGAATGTCATCGCTCAGCTTAATGCCTGTGCCGGCCACCACGTCCTCTAAAATTTTCCTTACCGTTGTATTTTTGTACGCCTTTGAAAAGTCAACTTTCTTGCGCAACGGGTACGTGTACCCCTCACATTCAATTTCTACCGGCACGGATAAACGCACACGCCTCACAAACCCACTAAATCGCAAATCGTTTTCTCCGTTATAACCGGCATATACCTTTACGGTCATGCCTTCCCTGAATTGCAGCGCCGTTTGCGATCTTATCGCTTTAAATTCAGCATAGCTGTCCGCTTCTCTTTTCAACCGGCATACCGATGGCAGTTTAATGGTTGCGGTGTCGCTAAAGTTATCAACGCTTCGGCTCCACGATACCGCCGTAGGTTTTACCGCGCCGGCAATGCCTGAAAAAAATATGTCAGCCGTCAGTCTAAACATTCAGTTCAAAAATTGAATCGCTTTCTAATTGCATACTGATGGGCCGTATGTGTTTTCGCCCGCCTTCAACCTCAGGCAGGTCTATGCTTTCAATAACAACCCTGTCCTGGTTTAAAAAAACATTGGTCAGCGCGTTGTCCAGCCGTACCGATTCGTTCAATTCCCACAGTCGTTTTAAAACCGACAGCTCAGCTTCCGGCCACACTCTTTTTTTGTCATCAATCACAAAACCTTTTATGCTGATCTTGTAATCGTCAATGCTGAATAATTCTTTTACCGTCCCTTTTCGTTCCGACAGCGCGGTTTTAATAATCGTTTTTTTGCCGGTTATTTTTACCGTTGTGTAGGGCAATAGCAGTTCACTCATTCCAAATTCAGATGGCAGCCCAACAAACCTAACCGGCAACCATATCTCTTTGCCCATGTGCTCAGTTAACAGTTGACTACCAGAAAATCGCGACAAATCTTCACCTGTCTCCCTATCGGGTATCCGGGGCCGGCTACCAAAAGTTTGCCGATATAAATTTTGCAGATCAACCAACAAAAGACTCATTGTATCGATGCCCCACTGTTTAAAACCCGCAAAAATGTTTTTTCCACCTCAGATTCAACCTCATTTAAGCCCTCTTTAAATGTTGCTGCATGAAGTTCAATCTTTTCAACCAGTTTGGTAATATAAATATTAATTACCCGTGGCCCGCCCCCGGCAATTCCTCTAACAACGTCATTTTCTCCTGGTGTTGTTGCTGCGGTTGGAACAGGCATACTTTGCAATGCCGGGCTCGGATCGGAAGCTCCTACCGGTGTTTCTTTGTTTTTTCCGAGATCGCGGCCGCGCTGCCATGCCTGGCTTAACCCTTTATTAAACCCGTCTTCTCGTGCAAAGTCTCCTGGTGGTGCGGTTGGGCCGCGGCCGCGCTGCCATGCCTGGCTTAAACCTTTATTAAACCCGCCTTCTCGTGCAAAGTCAATGGCATTACCCGCAAGACCAACAGGGGTGAGATTAAACACCATTTTACCAACCGCTTTCGCGGCATCCATATACCTGCCTTCCTTAAAGGCGGCTATGGCTTGCGATATGGGCTCGAATATTTTCTTAAAAAAGCTGCCTATGTTGGTAAATACCTGCTTGAAAACTTCCCATAAACCAAGTACCGCCATGCGAAAACCCTCAAACTTCTTCCAGGCCAATACAATACCTACAACCAGAGCAGCCAGCCCTGCAATGATTAAACCGACCGGGTTTGCTTTAATGGCAGCGTTTAAACCCCACTGAATGGCCGTCCACGCCTTGGTTACCATACCAACGCCCTGCACAACGGCCATGTAGGCATAGTAGCCCGCCACGGCTGCCCCAATAACTCCTGCAAGTATGGATAGCCAACTCCAGTTTTCTTTCATCCAGTTAACCATCGATACAACGGCAGGCACAACCGTAGTGGCGATGGCCATACCCACATCCAGCAAGGCGTGCATTAACGGCTGCAAGGCCGTACCGATGTCTGCCGCGCCAATGGCTATTTCGTCCATCAATGTGCTCCAGCGGCCGCCTACTGTTTTTGATTGCGCCTCCATGGCCCCTGCATAAAGTCCACCGGCGCCTGCGGCCTTCTCCAGCGATGCCGCCAGCAGCTCATAGCTAACATCCATTTCCTTCACCTCATCGATGCTTTTGCCGGTTGCATTGGCTAAAAGCTGGTAAATGTTAATGCCGGTCATGGCAAACTGCTTAATATCCATTGAGGTTGCCTTGCCAACGGTCTTGATTTGCTGCATATTGGCCGCCCTGCGGGCAAGCAACCCGGTACGTGGTTGACCAGTCTCCGGGCGCCATTGGGGTTGTTGTTGTCCATCATTTGCGCCATCGTCATCGTGTCGGGCACAATCATAATGTGCAATTCCTGGTTGCCCCCTACTTCGCCATAAAATTCCCGCAGGTGGCGAAACATGTCGGGTTCCGCCAATTCGGTAAAGCCCTGGGTAATGGCATCGTTCAGGTTGAATACCGTTTGCGCAACACCCAGCAGGCCTGGCGTGCTGCCCGTTCCAATCATGCCCCCAACGCCATCCAATGCGGCAATATCTTGCAGCAAATTGCCGCTGGCGTACAGTACAGTTACTTTGGGTAAACTCATCGTGATGTTTTTTTAAAAGTTCGTCAGGGGCTTTTAACTGCTTCTTGGCCGGCCTCTTCGGTTTTGTTGAGCCTCGGCTTCGGCCTGGGCCGAATCCGGGGTTCCGCGATCATGCCCTTCGGCTGCGGCCGGTGTTGGTTCAGTCGCAGCTTTATCAGCCGGCGGCCTGGCCGGCGTTTTGCGCTCATGCTTCTGCACCGTTCGATCGTTCAGCGTGGCGCCATGAGCCTCGGCTTTGTTTTTGTCGTGAAACAAAAAGCCATCAGCGCTTTCAAAGCACTCATTGCTGTCCGGATAGGTTTCAAAATAAACCTTTACTTTGTCTGTCATGGTGTTGAAAGTTTAAAAAACACAACTACAATCATCACTATCGTTGCAATGCCGGTAAACCATCGGCATACCTTATCGATAAATCTGGTCTTATACTCAGTTACCACCTTCACTTTTTCCTTCTTCTCATGCCTCATCCTGAAAATTTCCCTGTCCATTAAAGTAATCACTTCCCTTAACGAATCGCAGCCTCCCGTAGCGGTCAATATCCCTTTGTTATTTACTGCAACCGACACGCGGGCTCTGTCGCTCGTGGCGTGAATCTTTTTCGGTTTCGGCTTATTGCTGAGCGAGTCGCACTCAAGGTACTCAACAACCTTTACGGTTTCCCCTGGCAGCTTTACCTCAACAAGCCGGGGCACTTCTTTAATCACAATGCTGTCGCGCACGGCAACAGAAGTGGAGGGCACAACCTTGCGGCCGCACCCCGCCACAACCAAACCTAAACCTATGAGCAAAAAAAATTTCACACCCAACGACTTACCTTGTAAATGTTTCTTTTAACCCGCCTTTTTTTGTACACCCCATCGCCTTCGCGCGAGCCTGCGTTGTTCGTATTGCCCTCTACCGTAATTACATAGTCGCTTCCGGCAGGCCAGTCGTGTATAAAACCGATATGCCCAATCCTGTCAAGGTGTCGGTAGAAGATGCCAAAAACATCGGCCCGTTCAGGATTCTGGTTATCACGTCTGCCTTTTGTATAAATTGTTGCACTACGCGGAAACCAGCTTGGAGACCAGGCAGAATGAATCGCGTGTACTCCGGCTTCGTCAAAGCACCAGGCAACAAAAGCCGCGCACCACGGGTATCCTTTTCCAAGACCGGTACTGGCCAGATACTTCTCTACCTCAGCGCCATCGTTGCGGCCGCTCAGTTCGCGCACACCAATTTGCGAGGTGTAAACACCGGCAACCTTTTCGCGTAACGCGTAGCTCGCCTGGTTGGTTAAAGAACCTGCATAGCCAGCAGTAAGCCCAGTAAGTAGCAGGCAAACAAGGCCAACGAAATTTTTAGTTTTTCGCATGTTTGATTGGTTTTTAAGTTGAAAATATCGTTATCGAAATGCTCGGTCAGGTATTTAAACACCTCCGGAAAGGTCAGCCGCATTACTATCCACACGTTGAATGTGGCAAAGTTGAACACGATCAGCCCAAAAATGATTTTTTGAAAAACCGCAATGTCGTACGTTGCTGCTGTCTCGTCAACGGCGTGAAATAACGCCGTTGAAAGGAGCCAGATCAACACCGCCAGCGGCCCAAGCCACAGTTCATTGTATCGTTTCAGGAAGTTGAGCATCTGCTAAACAGGGTGGCTATTATGGCTGAAACAAGGCCGGCAAGCAGGCCGGCTACCCCGCCGGCCACTTTACTTGTCGTTTCCAAAGCATTCACTTTCAACGCCATAAGGTGCTGATCGTTTTGCATCTGCTCCACTTCCTTTCTGAGGTCGCGAACTTCTTTTACCGTCAGAATCAACAGCTCGCGCTGGCTCAGTTGATTCAAGTCGATTTTATCGTTGTCCATACGCCCTTTCAAATTAAGCCGCGGTATCCTGCACAATAGCCACCACCCCTTCATGGTTCGAGCGGCGCCGTCTGCCGCCGGCGCGCAGCAGGGCCGAGTAAACATCGCCATAGTAAAGCGGGTTGTCTTTGTCCTCAAAGAACCTCCGTTCGCCAATGGCGCGCGCAACCGCATCCTTTTGCCAGCAGAAGCTCACAACATGGTCGGTGGCATCAACCGAAGCCCCCAGCGGCTCAATGGCCAGCGCCGCCGTAGCAATAGCTACCCGGCTGCGATCCATGATGTTAAAGCCGTACAATCGGCCCACCACACCCTCTTTGGCATCCATGTACTGCGAAAAGTCGCGGTGTTGCGTATTGCTCAGGCTTTGCACCAGTTCGTCCATCATGTTGGATTCAAACAGCGCGTAACGATCGGTTTGGGGCGCCCCCTGAAGGTCGAGCACAAGTTTGGCCCGGCGCAGGTCGTCATGCACAGTAGCCCTCCGGTTACCGGTCTGGCCGGTAACTTTTGCGCTTACTGCCGCGCCGCTGGTGCGGATGGTGTTGCCGGCCGGAATGCCGGTAAGCCACTTAATGATCATATCATCGGCCACAACCTCTACCAGTTGGCCGGCATGATCGCCAAACACACTGGCAATCTTGTCGTACGAAATCTCCTGCAAGTCGGCCGCCTGAATGTGCGTGGGCCGGCTGGTGTACTTGTCAAGCACATACATGATGTCGTTGTCGGCGCGCTCCACCGCCGCCACGGGAAAAACCGTGTTGTTTTTGTCGATCACCGGCCGTGAGCCAGGCTGAGGAATGTGAACAACCTGATTTCCGATCACATACTGGTCGTCATTAAACGCTTTGTTAAGGAAGGCGTTGTCTCTCCACAGGCGGTTCATGATGTACCGCACCCAAATTTCTGATTGTACTGCCATTTTTTATGATTGTTTTAGGGGCTTTTTAATGTTTCTTTTTTACTGGCCTTCGGCCAAACTCTCTTTACACTTCTCCCTCCATTTTTCCGGAGAGAGCTTCTGCAGCTCCGCGCTCAGGCCGGATTCCATCAACTCATCGAAGCTCTTGCCCATCAGGTCGGCAATGCGCCTGGCGTTGCCTTCGGCGTCTTGCTGCATTTTGTTCGTTACCGGCTCATAAGCGGGCATCGCATCCAGCAGGGCTTTCAGCCCATCGGGGTTTTTCGCATAATCCACCTTCAGCTTGTCGCCAAGCTCTTTGGTGATCTTCCTGTCGGCTAAAGCAGCCGCAATGAGGCCCTCAACTTTCTCTTTGGTTACCTGTGCGTGCAGGTCGTTGAGTTGGGTTTGCAACTCATCGGCTTGGGCTGCCCTGGCTACCAGGTCGGTGAAAGCCTGCGCTACCATAGCCTCGTCAGCATCAGCCTTTAAGTTCATAGCCTGGATTTGTGCAGGCGTGAAGAAGATTTGTTTCATTGGATTTTGAATTTTCGTTTTAGTGAAATCAGCCAGGTTGATGGGATTCTCGTCTTTATCGAACAGAGCAAGCGCATTGAAATTGCCGGGGATGTCAACCAGCGAACACTCGCGGTTAAACCACTTGGTAATGGTTGGGCCCACCTGGTTGGGAAGTTTCAGGCCCGGATCATCGCTGATCTCCAGGGCTACAATGTGGCCAACGGATGCAGCATTCAAAAAACCGTTCTGTACTTCATCCAGTGTTTGCTGACCTTTGGGGTGGGTGAGGTTGATAACCGGTTTGCCCACCACGCGGTCTCCATCCACGCGAATGTCTTCCCACTTCACAATTACACCCTCATCGCGAAGGTGCATGCGGTAACCGATCGGGTTCTTTTTATACTCATCGGCCTGATAGCCCTGGGTAAGCAAACGGAATCCATAGCTGTTCACGCTGCTGTCGGTCAGCAAAAAATCGCGGTCAATTTTTTTGAACTTGTCCAAACCCTGTGCGCGGGGTTCCCCCCTTTTTTTGCGACAAAAGTGAACGCCGTATCACGCCCCCGCAACTCGGTTTTTTATCAAGGCCCTATATCTTGTTCGTTCCGGCCTTAAAACTGTACCATCATGTTTATTCCCTTTTTATACGGCTGCGTGTAAAGGCATTTTTGCAGGCAACATGGCAGAACTGAGCGTTCATCAAAAAAAAGAGTGGGCTCAAATGCTCTACACCTCTACGGATTTTACCCAGAAGGAAATTGCGCTGAAGGTTGGGGTAAGCGAGAGAAGCATGAGCAAATGGGTCAATGACGGTCAGTGGGACAAACTTCGCAAAAGTTTGCTAACCACCAAAGCCGAACAAATGCGCTTTCTGTACGATCAGCTGAGCGAGCTCAATAAGCACATCCGGGATAAAGAGCAGAAATTTGCCAACAGCAAAGAGGCCGACAGCATTCTTAAAATCACGGCTGCAATCAAAAATCTGGAAACCGAAACTTCCGTAGGGCAAATTATTGAGGTTGCTACGCAGTTTATACGTTTCGTGCAAAGCGATTCGATCGAAAAGGCGCAGGATGTGACCGGCCTTTTCGACCTGTTCATTAAAGAGCGCTTAAAGAGTTTTTAAATGGGGAAAGTTTCAGACAAACAGTATTCGCTTTTTTGGGATGAATTCAAGGATAACATCCTCAACTCAACGCCCGTCAACAATAACGAGTCGGCGGCCGGGCAGCGCAAGCGCATCAAAAAACTCGAAACCAGCCCGGAGGAGTGGTTTAAGTATTACTTCCCTAAATACGCTTATGCCGAACCCGCCGGTTTTCAAAAGCGCGCAACCAAAAGGATTTTACACAATCCGGAATGGTACGAAGTGCGCGCCTGGAGCCGCGAACTCGCAAAAAGCACAAGGGCCATGATGGAGGTGCTATACATGTGCCTCACCGGCAAAAAAAAATACGTCCTGCTTATCAGCAACAGCAGCGATAACGCCGAACGCCTGCTCATGCCCTACAAGGCTAATCTTGAATTCAATCAGCGTATCATTAATGATTACGGTTTACAGGAGAAGCCAGGACGATGGGAGGCCGGAAACTTCACCACAAAACCCGGCGTTTCGTTTCGGGCGCTGGGCGCCGCGCAAAGCCCACGGGGCACACGCAAGGAGGAAGTACGGCCCGATGTGATTCTTTTTGACGACATCGACACCGACGAAGAGTGTCGCAACCCGCAAATGATTGCCAAACAATGGCAATGGATTGAAGAAGCTGCCATAGGCACCCGGTCAATTAGTAACCCCATGACCATCCTGTTCTGCGGCAATTTCATCGCGCCCGATTGCTGCGTTTTGCGTGCCTGCGAGTTTGCCGACTACGTGGACGTGGTCAATATTCGCGGCAACGACGGCAAAAGTTCATGGCCTGCTAAAAACTCAGAGGCACATATTGATCGTGTTTTGAGCAAAATAAGCTATGCCGCTGCGCAGAAGGAATACTTCAATAATCCCATTGTGCAGGGAAGCGTGTTTAAAAACCTGGCCTTTAAAAAGCTGCCTAAGCTGAACGAATATCCTTTCCTGATCTGCTACACCGATCCCTCGTTTCGTAACTCGCAAAAAAGCGATTTTAAAGCCACTGTTCTGGTTGGGCCAAAAGCCGGCGAACGCCACGTAATTAAAGCCTTTTGCCAGCAAACCACAACGGCCAACATGGTGGAATGGCTTTACACCATCGACCAAATGGTCAACAATCAAACCGCAGTTTATTACTACATCGAAAAAAACACCAATGACGAGGAAATTATGCGCCTGCTGTTTATGTCGAGTAAGCAGCATAACAACAAGGTTATACCGGTCGCGTTTGATGACCGTGCAAAACCCGACAAGTTTGCCCGAATTGAAAGCAGTCTGGAGCCATTAGACCGAAACGGGTTACTGTATTTTAATGAGGCTGAAATAGAAAACCCAGACATGAAAATGCTGATCGCTCAATTTAAAGCCTTCGCGCCCAAAAGCCGGGCGCATGACGATGGCCCCGATGCGGTAGAAGGCGCCTTATTCTATATCAACGCGAAAGAGGATGTTCAGGCCGTGGGAGGCATCCACCTGGTTAAACGAAAACATAATCCTAAACGCTTCTAAGTCATGCCATTCCTAACACAAAGCGACCTGAAAACACACCTCCTATGCCGAGGTTTTAACCGAGATAACCCGAGCCGACACCGACATTGTTCAGCGGTGTTTAAACTCCGCTATTGCGGAAGCAAAAAGCTACCTCAACCGTTACGACCTGCTCAAACTATTTGGTACGGACACATTGGAACCCGAAGTGCAAAGCGAGCACCTTCAAAACGTAGTGAAAGACATCGCCTGCTGGCACCTGGTGCGCCTGGCTAACCCCAACGTAAACCTCGAACTGTTTCGAACCACCTACGAAGATGCGATCAGGTTTTTGGAAAAAGTAATGAAAGGTCAGGCCGATCCGGAAGGCTGGCCTTACAAACCAGACAACCCGTTAACAGAAGGCAACGAAAACACCGGAATTCAATGGACTTCTAATAGAAAAAGGAAACAACATTTTTAAAAATGGCACGGAAACGAAAGCAAACACAGGTTGGCAACATAACAGTCGCCAAAGAGCCGGAAGCGAGAATCATCGTCAACGAAATGCGCGTGCTCAGCGTTGATCGTTCGTATAAAGACGTTGGCGAGTTTAAAAATGCCTTGCAGGCTGCCGAAAGCGTGCACTACCCTAACCGAACCCGGTTGTACAACCTGTACGAAGATACGCTGCTGGATGGACACGTACACGGCACCATGGAAAAGCGTATCGACTGCCTGCTTAACAAAACGCTGCGTTTCAAAAAGGAAAACAAGAGCATCGGGCAAATGGACGACATCATCGCCAGCGATACCTTCAGAAAATTGCTGCGCGAGTTATTCCTTTCCAAAGCCTACGGTATAAGCGGCCTTGAATTCATTCCCGGCCCTGATCTTCAATTTGCCTCCATCCCGCGCACGCATATCAGGCCGCACCTGAAACTGCTTACATTTGAACAGACCGGGCAGGAGGGAATTTCATACGAGCATTTGTCAAACATCTGGGTGGTAGGCGATGAGCGAGACCTGGGCTTTTTACTGAAAGTATCCATGTATGCGCTGTATAAGCGCGGTACGATGGGCGACTGGGCACAATACATTGAGATTTTTGGCCAACCCGTAAGGGTAATTTATTACGATGGCTGGGACACAAAAACCAAAATGGAACTGCGCCAAATGTTGGATGAAAGTGGTAGCGCACTCGCCCTGATGATTCCTAAACAGGCCCAACTGGAGTTAAAAGATGGCAAGCAGAGCAACGGCGACGGCAAGCTACAGCACACCTTCCTCAGCTACCTGGACGACCAGATCAGCATCATTATACTGGGCAACACCGAAACCACCCAGGCCAGCGGCAGCAGCGGATATGCCCAGAGCAAAGAGCACAGCAAGCAACAGCTTGAGATCACGAAGAGTGACCTGCGCTTTGTGGAGAATCTTTTGAACTCCGAAAAATTCCTGAGCATTTTGAAAAGCTACGGCCTGCCCGTAGAGGGAGGCAGGTTTTTTTTCGAAAAAGAAACTGACATAAACCAACTCAAGCAAAGGGCCGAGCTGGAAGAAATTGTAATGCGCACCTATAAAGTGCCTGTAGATGATAATTACGTGTACCAAACCTATGGCATTGAAAAGCCCGCCAATTACGATGCGCTGAAAACCAAACAGGAAGAAGCTGCAGCCGTACAACAGCAGGAAAAAAAGGAAGAGGAAGAGGAAGAAGTAGGCAGTAGGCAGAAGGCAGTAGGCAGGAAAGCTAAGCCAAAGGATTTAAAGGCCCTTAATTTTTGGGATAAATTTCGGTCGCAGCTTGCTGATTTTTTCGACCCGGCCCCCTAATCGTTCAGAAACGGTTAGCGGGGCTGCCAGGCCTCTCACTTGATCAACTACACCAGCAGCTCCATGATCTCTATCAGGATCGTTGCTGTGTTCGCGGTGTCCCTATTGTTCCAAACCTTGCCGATCCAGCCGGTGAGGTTGACCCTGCTCTGCTGGCCGCAATGGTGCAAAAAATCTGGGAAGAAAAAGGCCTGCAACCCGGCGCCATCAACAAAGACGTAACTACTGCCTTCGCCAAAAACCTATGGAGCGGAGCAACCGAAGGCTACGGCAAAGACCTGTTGAGCGTTGATTACGACACGCCCGACTTTAAAATGCTTGCCAGTATCCAAAAAAATACATGGCATTTCAGCGCCGCAAAAAACTACCAGCAACTGCGCGAACTTACCAACGAGCTTATCGCAGAAGACGGCCGGCTTCGCGAATTCAATGAATTCAAAGCCGTTGCGCTT